CCACAGTTCGTGGTATGACCGTATTCAATAAAGATAAAGTTGATACTAAGAAGCAACCGATGTTCTTCGGTGCCCCTCTTGGTATTCAGCGTTATGATACTTATAAGTATCCAGTGTTTGATAAACTTACTCAAACACAACTTGGATATTTCTGGAGACCTGAAGAGGTTTCTCTACAAAAAGATCGTGGTGATTATCAATCATTGCGTCCAGAACAAAAGCATATCTTTACTTCTAATCTGAAGTATCAGATTATGCTTGACTCAGTTCAAGGTCGTGCTCCTGGTATGGCATTCATTCCTTACTGCTCTCTGCCTGAACTGGAAGCATGTATGGAAGTCTGGGGTTTCATGGAGATGATCCACAGTCGTTCATATACTCACATCATCAAAAATGTCTATGCTGATCCAGCAGAAGTGCTTGACACGATCCTGGATGACGCTATGATATTATCACGCGCCGAAACAGTTACAGGTGCGTATGATGATTTCATCAACCATGCTCAAGAATATGGTAGTAGCAATCAGTGGGAGCATAACCTTGAGGGAGTTCCCGCTGCTGAATACGATCTATATGAACTGAAGCGTAAACTTTATCGTGCTGTAGTCAATGTCAACATCCTCGAAGGTATCAGGTTCTATGTTTCGTTCGCGTGTTCATTCGCTTTTGGAGAGCTTAAACTCATGGAGGGATCCGCTAAAATTATCTCTCTCATCGCAAGAGACGAAAACCAACATCTTGTTCTTACACAAAACATTATCAATAAGTGGAGTCAGGGAGACGACCCAGACATGGTTAGAATTGCTAAAGAAGAAGAGCAGTGGGTCTATCAGGCATTTGAGGCAGCGGTAACTGAGGAACGTGTCTGGGCAGATTATCTGTTCAAAGAAGGTTCTATGATCGGTCTCAATGCTAAACTTCTTACTCAGTATGTTGAGTGGGTTGCCAACCGTCGCATGAAAGCGATTGGTCTGAAACCAATTTATGATGTTGCTGCTAAGAATAATCCATTACCATGGACTGAGCATTGGATCTCTTCTAAAGGTCTTCAAGTTGCACCTCAAGAAACTGAGAATGAAAGTTACATTGTTGGAGGAATTAAGCAGGATGTTAAGAAAGATACTTTCGCTAATTTTCAACTGTGAAAACACCACCACCGTGGAAACTGTTAGCATTAGCAGACCCAGAGTTGTCGGAGAAACACTGGCAACTCCTGAAACTAGGACCGAGCAGTCTGGCAGAAGCTTTTATTCTCCAAGCGATCAAATGGAAATACCAGACCCGTGGGACGACATCTTAATGTAATCTAAATACCTCCAGTGATGGGGGTATTTTTTATGAAACCACAATCTGCTAAGGCAAAGGGTAGAAAGTTACAACAGTGGGTTAGAGATAAATTGATTGAACATCTTAGCGTACATCCTGAGGACATTGAATCTAGATCAATGGGTGCAGGCGGCGAAGATCTCATTATGGCAAGAGCAGCTAGACAAAAGTTCCCTCATAGTATAGAATGTAAAAATGTAGAGAAACTCAATATCTGGGATGCCTACGAGCAATCTGCTGCAAATTGTGGAGATTACGAACCAATTGTTGTTATCAAAAAAAATGGTAAGAAACCTTTGGTAGTAATCGACGCTGAATACTTTATTAAAAACTTTCAAAACTAATTATGAAAAGACTATTCCTAGCATTACTTTTAGCAGCAACCCCTGCTGCAGCACATCCACTTACTACTCCACATCATCACCCAGAGGAGACAACAGTAAATATTCTTGCTGATGATCATAAGATCACTCGGGGATATAATACTATGGATGCCATGGGATGTATGCTCCTTCGTGAATGCACTGATGATGTAGTCAAGGTAACTTCTATGCTTGACATCTCATCCAATTATAATGATATGGAAGACTTTACTAGTGTGACTGGTGAGTTCCATAACATTCTACACTCACTGAATCAAATTGGAGTCAATGTATTCCTTGCTGATTCAAAGTATTTCCCAAGTATGCACCGTGGTGTATATCATACTGTAAGTAACAACTTCTTTTTGAACAAGGACTTTATGGGTGATCCTGCAGTCCTAATGATGGTGATGCGTCACGAAGGATGGCACGCTGCACAAGATTGTATGGCAGGTACGATTGACAACAGTCTGATTGCCATCATCAAACCAGAGGATGAAGTTCCTATGATTTGGCGTGTATTAGTAGAGCGTACATATCCTGAGTCTGCTGTTCCCTGGGAAGCAGAAGCACAGTGGGCAGGTAGAACAGAGAACATGACTATGAATGCTCTTGCGGCATGTGCTGGTGGTAATATGTGGGAAGTTTATGACCCAACACCACTTACTCGTAAGTATCTTGAAGATCATGGTTATATTCAGTAAAAATAAATATCAATTAGCAAAACAGATAACATGGGATGATGTCATCAAAAAGATGGAAAATGAGTTTGAACTTGAAACTTGTACATCCCAGTTTAATTCTACAAACGCACCAACAATTATCTTACATAATGGGAATCTACCAATAAGTATTTTTAATGCAGTAAAAGAGATTGAAAAGGATTGGGTGACAAGTAGTTGTCATGTATATACTTCATTTGCTAAATCTGCCAATACTTTTGGAAGACATAATGATAACGTAAATGTTTTGATCGTTGGTGCTATTGGAAAAGTCTCTTATAAATTTGATGATGGATCTGAATATTTTGTAGAACCTGGTGATACTTTATACATTTCAGCAGGAGAATATCACGATCCAGTAGTTCATTCTGCTAGAGCAACACTGAGTATTTCTACACCACAATCACCAACATTTCAAGTATAATGAGTAACGCAAGAGATTATCTGTTTCAGATTCCATTCAAACAGTACAGTATATCTAATTGGTCTGAGCATAAAAAGAAAATAGTAGAGGCATTGCCCCTAGATCAATATACAGATTTTTATGATAATCTTTATAAGATGCCTAGTTATTTGCCTGTAGTGTCTGATGCTATTAGTGAGTCTATGCAAGATTTTGCTGATACTTATCCATGTCCAGTAATGATAACATCGATGTGGTATGCAAACTCACAAAAAGGTGATGGACACAAACCTCATAATCATGGATCTACAGGATACTCTGCAATTTTGTATGTTGATTTTGATATGGCAGAACATGAATCAACTATATTTTATTCTCCATTTCAGGAACCAGCAACTGGAGACAGTATGAAATTCAAACCCAATATACATGAGGGGGATCTTATTATATTTCCATCGATGATTTTGCATGAGGCACCTGCAAATTTAAGTTCTAGTAAATCACGTTTGATCGTTTCCTTCAATATTATGGGTGATGATTGTGCAAAAGCATATACCAGTGGTCTTAATGCTTCACCACTGACCCGCAAAGACTTTGATAAATAATTAAAAATTCAGAAATTCATGAACACCATTGACGGTATTATTAATGAACCTACTGTAAATTTTGTCGGTAAAGATGGATTTTTTTGGTGGGTAGGTGAAGTCGAAGACAATGAAGATCCAATGGAACTCGGACGAGTTAAAGTTCGTGTGCTTGGATATTATACTAATGTTCGCGGCGGCACAACATCAGATCTTCCTAAAGATTATCTTCCATGGGCAACAGTGCTACAACACACTTGCCAACCAGGTAATGATGGACAGGGTGAAAGTTCTGGACAATTGCAACCTGGTGCTATTGTCATGGGATTCTTCATGGACGGTGATCAGGCACAAATGCCAATTGTAATTGGTGTTATGAGAGTGAAGAAGTCTGCTGAGACACAAACTGAAAAGCAGTTTGCCTTCACTGGTGAGAAGATGGAACCTGGGATTGCTCCCAATCCAGCAACAATGCATCCAATGAATCCCAATTCAGTGATGGCAGGTACTAAGGAAGAGGGATATAATAGGGTTAAAGAGGATAATACTGTTGTTGTTCCAGGTACAAAAAAAGCAACTGCATCTGCAGCAGGCAGAGGATCACCTGCTAATGTAGGCAATCAACTTAATGGTAGTTCTGGCAATCCCAACAAACCAAGACAACCTGAAAAACCTATTCCTGCTGCTAATGGTGTTGCTGGTCCTTGGAAGACACTAGAATATAAACTAGGATATCTTGTAGAAGATCTTGCTGACCATGCTGGCAGTTTGATAAAAGCAGAAGATGGAGATTTCTTAGATATTGTAACTGGTAAGTTGGTATCTGCAAAAGCATTGACTGCAAAAATACAAAACTTTTTGAGTTCTGTATTTACACAGGTCGTTTCTGCTATGAGACAAGCTCTTGCTAATCTTGCAGAACAGTTAGAACTTGTTAATCTTCTTGGTGGTGCAACTGGTGCTCCATTTGTAGTCTTTACTGCTATTCAAGCAGCAGTTACTACGATTCTAAAATCACTGTGTAGTATTGATGCACAGATCATTAACTTCATTCAAGATCCCATTGGTACGCTTACAGGTTTTCTAGAGGATCTTCTAGATGGTTTGATCGACAAAGCAACATTTGTTCTTCAAGGTGTTCAGCAAGCAATTGACAGCGTTATTTGTCAGGTTCAGAAACTTCTTGATCAGGTTCTTCAGATTGTTGATACTGTAAAGACTATTGTTGATGGTGTTGGTAAAGCAAAAGAAATTATTGATGCATGGCAAGCAGGCAGCGAAATCTTTGAAGCAGGAACTGACCTTATTCAGAAAGGTATTACCAGTATTACTGGATTGATTGCACTCTTTATTAAGTTTGCTGCTAGTGATTGTGGTCGTGCAGCAGATGGCGGTAAAGATACTGTTGGTTGGTATCCACTATTCGGTGTAACTCACTGTACTCCAGAAGAATTAGAAACAATTAATAGGATCAGGGGTAAAAGTAGAGGTGATTGTGGTGGTGATAGTAGAGCAGGAGGTCTTTTAGACTCTATCTTTAGTGAAGCAGATCCTTATTTGACTGCTGCAAAAACATTTATTGATGGTTCTTATGAAATGTTTGTTGGTACTCCTGGTAGTACCGCTAGCATCAAGAAAAATTCTAGTGGAACAACACACACATCAATCAATAGGAATCAGAGTACCTATTCTGAATATGTTGCAAGAAAGAGGATTAGAGAACAATATCCAACTGCAACAGAAGAAGAACAAGAAAAGAAAGTACAAGAGTATAAAAAGACACAAAACAATGGTAAGGAAGATGATGGATCTTTAGTTGCCGATCATAGTTCTTATGCTGGCAACTATACTCAAGAAGTTCATGGTGATGACTGTAAAGCAATTGATGGTGATCACGTAGTTAATATTGAGGGTGATTATTTCCTCAAAGTTACTGGTGATTGTCATGTTGAAGTTGGTGGAGGTTTCTTCTTTGGTGCTGAAGGTGCTCCTAAAGTTGTTGATTCTAAAGGAGAGAGTAAAAATACTAAAGTTCAGAAACATACACTTAGATTTGGTTCTGATGTTGATGTCTCAACTGTTGGTGCTAAATTTGAATTACAAGGTGCTGAGTTTAATGTAGGATCTATTTCCACTAAATTTAGTAGCAGCATCTTTGAGTCTAGTGGTGGTCAAGCATCAATCTCTGCAGGAGAGACAATCATTAGTGGTGACAACTCAATTGAACTTGTTACACCACACTTGGTGGAGATGATTAATACTCCCCCTTCAGTAATTCCTAAGGCACTTACAGGTATTCGTAGATTTGTTGGTGGTTCTGTTGAAACTGTAATGACACCAGGTCTATCTGCTGATGCTATTCCCAGATATACTATTGCCAACCCACTTGGTCCTTACTCTGGAACGTTTGGTGCCACAGGATACAACTGCAATGTTCTTACTGGTGCATTCAATGTAAATGTGGCAGCAGGATTTATCTTTATGGATGCTAGTCTTGCAGTTACCTTGAAGGCAGGTCTGGGCATGGTTCTTTCTGCGGGTGGTGTCGTCATCATTACAGGTAAATCAATTTTCCTGAACTGACTTGACAGGACACCTCACCTCTGCTATACTACATAGGTAGTCAAGAGGCAGAATGTCCGACACTCTCTCACACGTCTTCGTAAATTTTTCAAAACGAAAAATTACTCTTCTTGATGAAGAGGGTTACGAAAAAGACGTTCGATGGAACTTCAACTCTATAGGTTCTGAAGGTTTTTCTGAGACTGTGAGTCAAATTCAAGAAATTTTGGATCCTGACATGATCACTTATTGTTTTGCTGCAGAATGATTGGACCTATTGGAGTTACACTACAACAAGCAGAAGATCACTTTGAGTTTCTTTTAGATCTCACTGATAATCAACGTGTTTGTTGGAAGATTACTCGTCCTGATGGAAAGTCTGTAATGATGGTTCCTGTAAATGAAGTCTCTCCTATTCCTGATGAGATTCAAACTCAGGTAGATGAATTTCAAAAGCAATTTATGGAAACTAATGAGACC